TCTGCAAACCCGGCGGTCGTCACCGTCAAAGTTCCTGATGATGAAAATGTTTTATAGGCGTATCCCGTGTACGTTCCCGTGTTGGCATCGGAGTACACGGCGGCCCCGATGCCACTAGCGAAAGGGACAAATACCCAAGTGTTCGTGCCTGTTTTGATGAGGTTGGCGCCTTTGTACTGGGCCAGTGTGAGGGGGGTTCCGTTGATGGTGACACCGACGGCCCCGGCAACGGTGACCGTTCCGGCCCCGAGGTTCACTAGCCGTAGTTGCGTCCCTGTCTCCCATGCCAAGGTGGCCTCTAAGGGCAAGGTGACCGCTACGGCCGCCGCGTTGTTGAGCGTCACTAGTTTGGTGAAGTCAGCCAGGGCGAACGTGTAGGAGGTTCCGGTTTGGGTGTTTTGGACCATTGCTAACGAGGTTTTGTACCCGTCAATAAATTGGGCAATGGCTAGCGATTTGGCGGGGTATGCGCTTACTAGGTCACTACTGACCGCGTACGGGGTGGACATTTGGTTTTTCCTTTCTATGCGACTAGGTCGGAGGCTAAGACAACGTTGTACCACTGGACCGTGGGATTTACGGCCGACCACAGGAGGGTGGGGTCAATCTCGTTCCATTTGACCGTGAGGTAACTAAACCGGGGGTCGGACAGTGACAGGGTGAGCGTGTGTTGCCCTGGGGTGTACGTCTCACTCCAACCTTCTACTACTCCGGTGTAGTCCTCGATGGGTGAGGGTTGGGGGGTGTTGTCGAGGTTGACGCGTGAACCGCTGATGAGGTCGAGGACGTTGGACAGGGTCGGTTCCGTCAATGTCTCCATGAGCACTTGAACGTTTGCCATGGCGTAGCGGGGTTCGGATTGTGACCGCACAATGTCGGAGGCCCGTGTCTGGGCGTCGGTGGCCTCATGTAGTTGCGTCGTGAGGGTGAAGGCGCGGCGGCCGTGTGTTGCTATCGAGGCGGGGTCGGTGTCGTTTTTGTCTTGGTTGCCACTGGACCCATAAATCACGGTGACATCGTTAAGGATGGTTTGGTTACTGGACCGCCACGTGGGTGCCCAGGCGGTGGACGCGGCCGGCAAATCTACTGTGAGGGGGGCCGCGTCCACCCTGTCGTACACGTCCGCCCAAATGTAGGGGATGTCGGGCCACGCGTCGGTGGGGTCCAGGTCGGTCCAGTGTGCGGCGTTGTAGCCGTAGCCTCGGCGGGAATACGACTCAAACAAAACGTTTCCGTCGGGGAGGTCTGCGAGGGTGCCGCCTGTCTCAGTACATAGGGCCGTGAGGAGGTCCAGTGCGCTATACCCTCCCGCTTGCGCCGCTAACGCCTCTTGAGTCATCAACGGGTCCGAATTGTTCGCGTACGTGATGCCCGTGTCCGTAAGGATGTTTTCCACCCGGTCGTTCAATAGTTCGCGTGCGTATCCGGTGTCACCAACAAACGCTAAACCGAGGCGCGCCAGTGAACCGATGAGGGTCACGTCGAGGCGGGCCACAAAGTTGACGGGGCCTACGGGGTTGTAGTCGTGGGTAAGGAGTACGTCAGATACTCGGCCGGTGAATCGTGTTTGGGAATACGCCTCGATGACTACTACGTCGGAGATTTCCACGGGGATCCCCGCGAACCCGTAGAGCGACAGGGACGCGTCGGAGGCTTGGGGGGTGGCGGTGATGTCGTTACGGCCGTGGGAGACAGTGACCCGGTATTCCACCCCCGTGAGGTCCAGGGGTGTCCCGTTGACGGTTATCGCGGTGATCATCCAAACACCGGACTCGGTATTGGTACACCCATTGAGTACCCGGTACGACTATTGGACGTGGTGATGATTCGGGCAAACGCCTGGGCGATTTGCTGATCACTGAGGAGGCTAGCGGCGGCCGCGTTAGCCGTGTTGCGGGCCGCAGCTGCGGACCGTGAGGCCTCCGCCTCCGCTATCGCATCGGCCACCGCGCGCAGTATCTCCACCCGTGAATTGTCACCGATGGTTTTACCGATGCGCTTACCAATTTTGGCTAGCTTGTCCGCGTTTTCACCGAACGTGGTTGCCAAGCCTTCTAGGTTTTGTTCCGCGGAGTCGACACCGGCCCGCAAATACTCGGGGACCATGGCTTGCGACAGTTGATTGGCGGACGCTATGACCGCGTCCAGTTTGCTAGAGAACGTCGGTATGAGGCCGTTGTCGATGGCCTCCTGTCCAAACTTGCCCCCGGCCTCCGGTCCGGCCGCGGCCATGTAGTCAATGAGTGCTTGGCTACCGCCTTGGCGTCGTACCTCCTCAAGGACGTTCCCAAACCAATTTGCTTGCGCTATCTGGGCGTCAAACGCTGCAAGGGTAGTTATGCCCAGTTCGGACCCGGTTTGTTGTGCGGCCCCAAGGTCGATACCGCCAAGCAACTGTCCGGCAAGGGTGGAGGCGTACTGGGCCACGGCGGCGTTGGCGGCCGCTAATTCACCCGTTTGGCGTTTCAACGCCTCCGAACCGGTGTCCACGACCTTGGATTGGAGCTCAAACGCGGTTGTGAGGAGGTCCGCACTAGTAGCGGCGGACGCACTGGACCCACCAACGCTTTGTACAACGGCCCCGTATTCCACAAGTTTGCCGGTGTACCGGTCCATGGTTGACCCGGCCTCGATGGCGGCCGCCACTGTCGGGGACACCATCTCCCGTTGCTCCATCGGTGTCAGCCAACCGCTAGTTGATGCGGCTTTAGCGTCACGTACCGAATTGGCGTATTCCTGCCAACGGAGTGACGCGGCGTACAGTCCACGCGCCAGTGGGTCCATTTGCCCTATGAGGCCGTTGTTAGCCAGGTACAACTGATATTCGGCCTCGGCCGCGGCCCCGGCCTCATCACTGATGATCCCGAGGGCGTCCGCGTTGCGGAGGAGGCTTATCGCGTAGCGGGCCGTCAGGAAGTCGCCACCCTTGCGTACGTTGTCGTTGAACGTGACGAGGGTGCCCGTAAGTTTTACGAACCCGATACCGGCCTCAGCGGCGGCGGAACCGATGCTAGCTAGTTCGGGTTCCAAATCTTTCATGGTGTCCATGAAGTCATTGGTCGTGTCGTTGGCGTCCCCGAGTCCATCGAGGAACCCACGACCAAACGCCTCTTTAAGTTCATCAAACCCGACCGCTAGGCGCGCTAACTGTCCTTGGTAAGTAGCGGCGGCCGCTTGCGCTTGCCCGGCAAACGTTTTCGACAACTTGGCGGTAATGAGGTCCATGTCACCGGTTTTTAGGGTGGCACTGTCGATACCTGCCCCGAGGCGTGCAAGGCCCGCCGTGTTCCCGTCATACGCCTTGCCCAACGCCTGGACTACCGCGTCCAAAGATTTGCCGGTACCGGCGGATATTTGGACCGCTAAATCTAGGGCCGCGGTAGCTTTCTCCGTGTCCCCTAAACTGCGGATTAGCCTGTCTAGGCCGGGTCTAAGAACAGTGTCCGCCACACCATATTGGCGTTGCATAGCGTCGATTGAGGCCTCGGCCGCGGTCGTATCTTGCGCTAACCCGAGGTTCTCCATCGTCTTGGCTAACTTGGCTACGGCGGCCTCATCCTCGATGGCGCCTTTAACACCGTCAACACCGAGGGCCACCGCAAGGGCCCCGGCCGCTACACCCGCACCGATAAGGGCGGGCCCAAGCATTCCCGACAGGGTCGCACCGAGGCGGCCGACGTGGCCCCCGAACCCTTGGGCCTGATTCTCCGCTAGTCGTAGTGGCCCCGTGAACTTTCTCAGGTCGGCCGCTAGGTAAATCGTTAACGTTTTGCTCACGGTGTCGTGTCCCATTTCCTCACGATGCGGTCAACGGCTTGGCCCCACTCTTTCAGGGCGTCCGCCTGATATGGCCGAACTTGCTCAACCCAATTGGAACCGTCCCCAAACACTCGGGCACGCGCGCCAGCTCTACCGCGTGTGCCGTGGTCGGCGGGGTATCTCAGCATGATTGATGAGGCGCCACCGCGGACCGCCTTTTTTTTGAACCCAATGTTTACGGCGGGTATCCGGTCACGTTTTGCGCGGACGCTAGCGGCAATCGCGGGGCCCCAGGGGCCCGCGTGGGATATGGCCGCGTCCCGCCATGCTGGGACCATGTAGCGGTCCGCTATTTGGACCGACTCCGCTCGTAGTTCCTGCCCGGCCTCTTTCGGGAGGCTACGGAACGCACGCAACACTTCATTGAGGCCGGACACGTAGGTGTCTACGATGCTAGCCATCGGCGGTTATCTCCTCAATGATGGTTGCTAAAAGGGCCGGTTCGTATTCCTTGACTTCATGTACAGGTCTCCCGATACGTAGGGCCACTTGGACGATTAGGCGTCGGTAACTTCCAACTGTGTAGGGTCCACCGTTTCGACAACCTCCACGGTGACGCGGTGTTCACGGGCCCACTTGCGGACAACATCCAACGATTTGGGTTCAGGGTCCACCAACTGGCAAAACGCGATAGTCAGTTGCATGGGTGCCATACGTAGAGCGGCCTTGGCTTTGTCTGCTAGGTCGTTGTAGGTCCACACGTCAACGGTTAACGGTTCAATGACGTGCGTGATGCCATCCACTTGGACGTTCAATTTTTCGTACATGGTCGTTGTCCCGTCTCGTTACGCAAATGTGATGGTGCCAGTAAGGGAAGTTGAGCACATGGCCACACCCGTGGCGTCAAACGTCGTGTCAACGCTCTCCACGTACATGGCGGCCCCGGTCCATGTTCCACCACCGCCAGTGATCACTACGGCTACGGAGGCCCCAGAATCGGCCGCCGTGTCTAGAGCGTTGAATGCTCCCGTGTCCTCATCGTAGAGGAACGACAGGGTGACCGCCGAGATAAGGTCGGTTTGGGTGAACGCGTTGTCAGGGCCCAGTGTGCGGGTACGCGTAATCGTGGACGTGGTGGTGATTGTGCCCGTGGTGACCTGGGCGGAGTAGTCGGTTGCACCGACACTGACCGTGAAGTCAGCGCCGGCAATTGAGGTAGCGGGCATGGCTAGGACTCCTTCATGTGTGCTTGGACATTGATTTCTGTGGTGACAACGGTTCCTTGGGCCCCGATGTCGGTGAGGCTTGGTGGGCCTACTTGGTCAACGGTGAAGCCTGATGGGATGAGCGGGAGGATTACGTCGATGGCGTCCTCAACATCGAGGGCCGCCGCGTCGTTTTTCCTCGGTGAAATTACGACTAGCAACTTCCAGCGCACGCGGTAGTTCAGTTTGCCCCCGACACGTTCGGGGGTCACCCAAGGCGCATCGGGAACAATGACAATTGACGGGGTGACCGGTATTGCCGGCGCGGTCCCGTAAACCTTGAACCCATGACCGGTGAGAGCGGACACGAGAAGTGTCCGCGCCTCGGTCGTTAACGCGGTCATCCCACCATTCCTTTAACGTCAAGGTATGGCGCCAGTAGGGCCTGTACCCGTTTAGTAATCCACAGTGAGAGGCGGTACGGGCCCGCCGTGAAGTCAACGGATACGGCTTGACCTCCGGCGGCGGTACGTGCTTGGAACATTTCGGCCGCAACACTGAGGGCGGCCTCACGGCAGGCGGGGGGGGCCGCCGTGAGGGCCGCCGTAGTGATGATGGACCCGACGATGTTTCTAGCGGCCTCCGCCAATTGGTCGAACGGCTCGTCACCCTCGGTGTAGTCGAGGTCGAGTAGTTCGGCCAGTTCAGCACCGGTCACTAGAAGAGGCATCGGGTCACCAAGTCCTAGATGTCGTACACGCGGATAACACCGGACGGGATGAACATGGCACTGGCGCCGTAGCCGTACAGGGACACGTCCCGCCCAAGCTGGGCGACATTGTCTGCCGCAACTAGGGACGGTCCGGCCTCCAACCAACGTGCCGCCATTGCATTGGTCACGATGGCGTTGTAGGCGGCGTTGGTGTCAAGCCATGGGGCCCGCACAACGTTGAGGCCGGACACGTTGACCCGAAGGGTTGCAGCGTCGGCGGTTCCTGAAACATTCTGCACTGAGTACACGGCCGGGAAGAATGAGGACCACCCGCCGATGGCCTTAAACACGGCCGACGAGACGAGAACGACGCTAGCGGGCATCCCCGTGGCATCCTCCACGCTCACCGAGGCGGAGAACACGGCCTCACGGAATGCGGCCCCGGTCGTGTCGGCCGCGAAGTCGTAGTCCTGATCACCATCACCAAGGTTCCACAGGTCGTTGGTGAATTTCCTGTCAGTGACCTGGGCGTAGCTGGCCAACATGACGCGGTTGTGTCCATCGAGGTAGGACGGTGACGACCGCTGAAGCAACTGGAACGAGATATCCGACCCGGCCGCGTACGTTTCAAGGTCGGCCGCACCCTTTAGGAACGAAATTTGGACGCTATTAACCTCGTCCTTTTCGTTTGCTTGGGCCTCAATTATCGTAAGCAAATCCCCTGTGTAGTACGGCCAGTTGACGGTCATACCGGAGTCACCGGGGGACATCGGACCGGACAGGGCGGTGATGGCCCTACGGCCGAGGTCGACAATTCCGCGGATTTCGTTCATCCACACGGGAGGGAACAAACCGGGGTTATCTCCGGTGACCTGATCAAAGAGGGCCCGGGCCTCCTCTTTGCCGTTCCAAACCGCCAACCGGTAGTCACCAAATGAGCGGTAATGGGCCAACGGGTGGACCGGTTCGGCCACGTGGATGACTGAGGACATTTCGCGGCGTACTTCTGCAATGGCCTCTCGGGCCTCGATGTCGACAAGTGCCACCGGGGTGGCCTCCTCGATGGTCTCGACTGACATGTTTTCCTCTCGCATTGTTGAGACACCGGCCGTTGAATAGGCAGGTTGATGGGTGAGACTCACTTCAGCCAAGGCGGCCGACGTGTGGACTACTGACGTTTTCGCTTTGTTGTATACGGACCTCACGGGATTAAATCCAACGCTTAGGCCTTTAGAGGATCCCGTACGTATCAACGTGGCCGCGTCACGACCTAGGGCCGTGTTGGCTACGTTGAAGTCAATGTAGAGGCCGTCGGGTTCGTTGACGGCCCCGGTTATGACCCCGATTGGTTCACCATGGCGGTATGCCAATGGCTTACCGATCACGTCCTCGATAGAGAAGGCGTCGGGGGCAAATGATTCACGGAGTCCGCCTAAGTCTGTTTCGACTCCGTACGGGACGGCCCGGCCGTATCCGACACCGACCACGTCAGGGTTCGCGGTGTCTTCCCGTGTGTCGAACGTGAAGTGATCAAATGTGCTCGTTGTTTTCACGGGTCAACCTCCTAGCTGCGGTAGTGACGTGGGCGTGAGTCCAAGTGTGTTGAGGTCCATAACCGCGCGGCCCTCGTCGGCCGTGAGGACACCGAGGGGGACAAGCTGCGCGACGAGGGCCGCAAGGTCGGCCGCGTTGCCACGTAGGAACCCGGTCGTGTCAAATCGGACCGCGTGACCCCTCGGGGTTACGTCTGGCATTGACAACCTGTGGGTGATGTTGTCCATTACCGGCCGGAGGCTGATGTCAAGCAACTGACGAAAAAGGTCCACCCTATTGGAATAAACCATGGATGACCCGGCAACGGCGGCCCCAACCCACGTGGGGTCAAGGTTCGCTAACCGTGCTATTTGGATGGCTGATTCGTTGCGGGCCTCCACTAATGCCAGGTCACGCGCGGACCATCCCATGGCCTTAGCGTCAATTGAAGAATTGAGGTAGGCGGAGGCGCGGTTAGTTCGGGCCTCCTCCCACGCGTCCAACAATGCGTCAACCTGTAGAGCCGGCAAATCGGCACCCGTGTTTTTCAACACGACCGTGGGCATGGGGTATTCGGAGTAGTTGAGGGTGGCGGCCTCAAGGGCGGCCGCCGTATTAATGGCGGTCCCACCGACGGACAACCACCCGCCGAGGCCATCACCAAAAAATTTGATGACATCACGGACGGGGACGGGCATCCCCAACCAATAGAAGGGGTCCACGGGTGGGTACGCGTTAGCGTCCACACCGGTAGTCCTCGTCGAGGACAGGTCGGACACGTCCTCCACGCGCATGACTTGAATTTCGGCCGGGAAGTTGTCGAACGTCCGACGGGTCACGTACCAATATGCCCGGTCCCACAGGAGTAGGTCCGTAACGGTCCGTTGAATGACCGCCGAGTACGGGAGATACGGGGATGGCATGAGAAGGAATGAGGCGGTGTCTATTGGTTCGTCGTAGCGGTACTGGCGCAACCCAAACGAACTAATGGTGTGTGCGTACGTTTTCAACGCATCAACCACGGCCGGCACTTGCATGGCCGTGGCGCGCGTGACACGGAATGTTCCCGCGGACCCCTGGACTAGTTGCAGTAGGCCCGTCCCGCCGGACTCCCGAACATGCGGGCCTCCCTCAGCAACTGGCGCACTGCCATCGGTCTGAGTCTTGCCATACGAGGCCCACAGTCGGGGGCGGGACAACGCCACACCGTTATTGTCACAGTTTGCTAACGATTGTCAACCTAGGCGCGGCGGCGTGAATGGATGACCGCTAGTGGTCGTGGTGTCTTTGTTGCTTGGGCGGCCGCAAACATGACCGCCCGCGCGGCGTACGAACCACCCGCCCCCATTGTCGAGGACAGTACCCACCCCGCCGAACGTTTCGCGATAGTCGAATTTGCGAAGTGTTCGTGAAGCATTGTTGACCCATCGTGGAGGATGGCCCGCCGGTCGAAAAGGTCGATGAGGTTTTGTGTCCCTGCCACGGCCTCACGTTGTCCTACCAAGTCATCGAAGTGTTGGCGGAGGCGGTCAACGTAGCCAGGGGTGACGATGACGTGTAACTGGGGATGCTCGGCCCGTATCTCACCTAGCCGTTCGTCCACTTCCCGAATGGTTCGGTGTGTGGTGACACGGACGACTAGGCGGCCGTCATCGAGGACACCGGCAACGGCAACCGCGTGGCCCATCCCATCAAATGAGGATTCACACGCCACGGTCCACCCGGTATCAGTTGGTAGCTCTACCGCGGACGTTGTCTCGGCCCACCATGAATCTTTCAGCCAGTGACCGGAACGGGTCACCCATTGGTTGCACCATTCTCTGCGGAACGAGGATTCTTCAATCCTTTCGAATTGTTGACGTACAAACGCTTCACGTTTCGGGGTCCATTCCGGAGAGGCCCACATCCACGTTTCTACGTCCTCGGGGTCCGCCTCGGGAGGACTTGACCACTCTAAAAGGAGAATTCCGCCGGCCGTGGTCGGTTCAAGGTTGTTGATGGCCGTGGACCGGTACGTGATCATTAGCTCTGACGTTGAATCCCCCGCGGTCGAAACCAACCACGCTTGCGCCTGGGCACGTTCCGCCATCGTCGGTTGTAGCGCTGAATCGAGGACGGATAATTGGATTTTCCACGCCTCATCAAGGAACACCATTGACACGGAGTAACCGACACCGGCCGAGTCATTGGCCGCGTGAATCAGCCAACGGTCCCCAGTCGGGAGGGTGATACCGGCCGCGGTGTTGCCCCACTTTGTTGAGGCCTTGCCGTACTTCTCTACCGCCCACAGGCCCGCCGGTCGTAGTACTTCCATGGCGGTGTCCCTCTTGTTGGCAACATGCAAGATTGTTTGAGTTTCTCCGAACAATTTGGCGTGATGTAAACGCCACATGCACACCGCCCGAGATAGCCAGGACTTACCGGACTGTCTCCCTACCGTCAAAATGACCATGGGCCACACCAAGGCCCCGTCCTCGTCATGTTCGAGGGCACGGACGAGGGCGTACCTCTGCCACCCACGTAATTCCATCCCGTACACGTCACGCAACCACACCGCCGCCGCATCCCCATGGGATCCCCTGACACACGCGGGGGCCCTCGTTTCAATTCGGGGCATAACCCACCCACCCTCAGCCAACACCGGCCCCGTAGGCGCATTCCTGCCCGACCCTGCCCCTTCAGGGGGATAGAGGAC